ATTTGCCATTAAATCATTAGACTTAGATTTTAAGTCCTCATCATCAATAACACTAGCAAATTCTGTTTTGATTTGCTCATCTATTTCTTCCATACTCGCTTCCTCTACAAACTCAGCATCGAGTGCCTCGCCTATAGAAAAAAACGATTGTTGTATATCATTGACTGAATCAATTTCGTCACTCATATAAACCTCAATTAATACTTAAATTTCTGTTGCTGATGTAATAGGTGTGATAGACTTATACCAATCAAACTCTTTGTTTAGTCCGTCATATGTACCACTAATCCAATAATCACCCGATGTAGGTATAGCACTAGTATTTATAGGGACACCGCCTGATGTGGCAACACCCGATGTATTAAATCCATCTGTAATTGTATTAGCATTACCACTAATATATTTAGAATTAATAACCGTGATAACTTTAGATGTTAGGAATGGTCTATACATGAAACCTTTAACTGTTAGGTTTAATGTTGCATTCACATATCGTGTATCGGGAGCACTTTCATCATCGATAAAATCGTACCCCACACCGTCTAAGGTTACAGGAATATCCCTCTCAACATTTAAAAATGAAAACTCTTTAACTCGCAACATTAATGTTGGGTTAAAATATGGTAACATGTTCTCAAGAATCTGAGACATATAATCCATAGAATCATTTTTAATATATAAAGTAAAATTAAAATTATATGGTGTTGGTTGGTAATCCGATATAACACTGTCTATTTCGCTCTCAGTCAACTCAAGGGTCTCTTGCATCCAATAACGCCATTCATTGACACCTGTAGCCCTCTCAGCGTCATATGAGACACCATTAGGTACTAATGCGATACGAGGTATCTGTAAATAGTACCGATTATTGTGTTCTACATTATCTGCATCGAAATAATGATCCTCTGTTCGGTCTTGATGATATTTCTCAACAGGACCGAATGTGATAGGAACAGTCTTCTCAGATACAGGATTGTTATCCCCGTCATATTTAACAACACGGATATCGTTGAACATATCAAGAAGAGCTACAGTAATAGCCTTTATAGTTCTTGGATAATAATACTTTATCATCGTAACACCTTATTTCTTCTTTTCCCATGGGAAAGTTTTCTCTTCTTCTTCTTCTTCTGAATCATCAGCGTCATCAGTGTCATCATCAGAGTATTCTTTAGAATCTCCATCAGTTTCTTCTTCTTCTTCTTCTGAATCATTTGAATCAGGTTCTTTAGGTGGTTGATAGTCTGAATCAAGTTCCTCTGTTGTGTCATCCCAATAACTTGACGGATCAAACTCTGCATCAGATTCAACAGGTTCATTCTCATCATCAGTCACATCAGAAACAATCTCGTGTTTTTTGTAATATGTGTCACCATCAAATCTAATTGATTGTTCATCATATCCCATGTTCTTCAATTTCTTGAGAACCCATAACATTAAATCTGCGTTTTTAGGATCGTCAGTATCACCTTCGATATCAACATCAGCATACACATCATCATAGTTATAATTACCATTAAGTGCGTCAATAGGTACACCATCAATAGTTTTGATTGCTACCTTTGCTAATGCGTTATCATCGTCATCATCCGATAGATCTACACCAAAAGAAACTCCAGATTCTAAATCATAGTCAACAGGATAAAGTTTATAACTTTCCTTTTCCTCAGTCAACATTAATTCTAATTTATCTAAAAGTCTCATAGTGGTCTCCTTATAAGTCTTCTACGTCGAGATCTGCGAACTCTGCATCGTCTTCATCATCTGTAGGAATTTCTTCCACATCAACCTCAACACCTGTAAGGTCTTCGATATCACCAGCAACATCATCGACACCAATGTCATCTACATTGTCAACATCAACAACACTAGACACATCATCAAGTCCACCCATAGCAGGCTCTTCTACAGCATCACTAGCAAGAAGGAAATCACGAAGCATTTTGTACACTAGTGCTTCCGACTCTGCATCTTCCATACCTAGTTCTTCTTTAGCAAACCCACGGAACTTCTCGTCATTGAGGTCTTCCATAGTACGAATCAAATCCGCAACTTTTTGTTTTTTAGTTTTCTCTTGATCAAGAACTACAAGTTCTTCTTGCTCTTTAACATAATCTTTAAATGACATTATATGTCTCCTTTATTTTATCCTACAAAAAAATCTGTTGGTTCGGACTCAGCACGCATTTGTTCAAACCATTTATCCTCTTCTTCATACCCTCTATTCATGATTTCGAAACCATTCATAGTTGAACCATCAGGAAGAGTTATTGTGTATTTTCCTAATTGTAATCCCCATTGTATTTTCGCTCTAGCTACAGCGATCTTCTTAACAAGAGGGTGATTATACAATCGTTCAGCATCTGCCCTACAATATAACTTAACTGTAGCAATCATACATGCTTTTGGTGTTGGTGTAACTACGAGAGTTTGATTGCTATAGTTATACTTAACAACATACTCAGTTCCGAGCATTTGATTAGCTTGAGCCATATACTCACCCATAATCTCATAACTCGTAAGCATACCACCACCACCACCAAATGAATACATACCATTACCAGGTCCACCTGGATAATTACCATTATTCACGAAATCATTATATAATAACAAGTGTGTTGGCGAGAATAGTGCGTTAATATCACCCATAGATGACAAACCAATGTCATATGCAGCTTCTATTCCACTATCACCCACATAGTATTCACTCACACCCGCAGAAACGAGTAATGTAGTGTTAACCAAATCAACACCATCACCATAATTGTATCTATTAAAATCTTGTACTGTATCTGATATAATAATGTCTAATTGCTGTTCGGCAACTTCAACATTCACTACAGGATGACCCAAACGTGTAAGAATGTGTTGTCTCATCTCAGATAGAGTTACGGGGCGGGTTACACTCATATGTGTCTCCTATTATTTAGTTTTCTTTGGTCTACCACGCTTACCTGTAGAAGCCTTCTTCTTAGTAGTAGAAGTTTTTTTCTTAGTGGTAGCTTTCTTTTCAACCGTTTCAACAGGTGAATCTTCAACAGTAGGTTCTTCTACTTTAGGTTCTTCTACAGACAATGACTCATCGATATTTATATCAATAATTGTCTTATCAGTATTTGTTTCATGTACAACTTCCTTTTCAGGCTCTTGTACATGCTCAGGACGTTTAAGTTTAACACCTTTTAATGGTTGATCGGTGTTAACCACTTTAGGCGGTCTACCACGTCTCTTATGTCCGCTAATTTTTTCACTAGCAACACCACCATCTTTATTAATATATGTAACATTCTGTGTTCTAATATGCATTGGAGATATTATCTTCAATTCACTATAACGACCACTATCATCAGGAATAGAATAAATCTGCCCATTTGAAGGAATGTAGATTACTGAACCACCATAATTAAATGCGAAATTATATCCCGCCACGTTTCTAACATACATGTTTTACCTCAATCAATTAAATATACGTTGTCACTAATTATTTATATAAATTACACAAATAAAAAAGGACACTAAATTAATAGTGTCCTTTAGTATTACTTATTGGTTATATTCGCTTAGTTGCTTGGAGCACCAGGAATAAGTTTACCAACATTCATGAAAGGAATCAATCTGTAGTAACGACCTGCACCAAGTAATGAGTCGGTGATAGCGTAACGAGACATTACACCTACTCTTGGAGAGAAGTCATCAGGAGAGATTGCACGGTTTTGAAGTCCCATGATATATGGTGAGAAAATCACACCAGCATCAGAAACACCAGGTCCTTTATATCCAACAAGAGCGTATGAGCTTGTCGCATATTGGTCACGATACACGTCAAGTGTTCCGTTAAGTTTACCAATAGCAGCCATAGTAGTTGTTGGGTTAACATTCTGTTCGTAGTTCACAAACTGATGTCCTGCCGCTTGAAGAGCAGTAGCGATATCAGGAGAAACGATAACAAAGTTACCAGGTCCACGTCTTGTGCTAATTGCGATTTGGTTAGCTTGATAGATGATCGCTGAGATAATACTCATGTAACGCTCACCATTCCAACGACCAAAGTCATCGTTAGCTGTTACGTCGATAGCAGGAACGATAACACCTTCTTTTGTAGGATCAGTTGCAACACGTTTAAGGCTTGCAAGAAGTTCACGGTCAAGTTCAGCAGTAATTTCATACTGTAGTACGTTTACCATTTCACGTTCGATATCGATACCGTGCATAGCTTTAATATCTTGAGCAGCCTCAAGAGAGAAAGAAGCAGCGAGCTTACGAGTAAGTGCCTCGATAGCTTGTTGATCGATACGAAGTCCAAGTTGATTCCACTCTTGTTCTGGAGCACATCCACCGTTACCATCAGTTCCTGAAACACCACAATCTGTACGTGAATCTGAAATTTGAAGACGCTCACCAGCAGAAGTCAATAGACCTGCACCGTTAGCAGCTGAAAGAGGACCCATTTGAGCGTTTCCACTTACGTCTGCACCTGAAAGAGCAGTAACACCTGTAGTTTTGTCACCTGAGAATCCAACGTTGTTAGATACACCGTCCCAAGCCGCTTCAGGACCTGTTCCGTTTTTGTTGTATGTGAAACGTAGAGCGTATGAAAGTCCAACAGGAGTAGACATAGCCTGTACACCAACAACTTTGTTAGCGAAAAGGTCAGGGAATGTTCTACGCATAAGAGCGAGTGCTACAGGACGAAATCTCCAGTCTCCACCGTTCCAACCCGAAGCTCCACCGTCACCAGTGTTATCACCGAATGCACCATCAAGAGATGCAGTACTTGTAGCACCGTCACCAACAACATTTTCACCAAGGAAAATTTGGTTTCCGTTAAAATCTTTTCTCTCTTGGTTTTCAAGAAGAGTTGCAAGGTTTTCTTTTACATAAGCATCTTCGATGCTACTAATGCTCATAGGACCTTTAGCAGACTCCCACTTGCGAACCAATTGTTCTTTATAATTAGACATATTAAGTCCTCCCTATATTTTTATATAGCTTGTTTTTTAAAAATTATTATTTAAAAAATTGTTTGTTTAAATGTATTTGTTTGAAATATCAACCAATGTTACTTCTTCCTTAACAGCTTCGTTAAGTTTAGCAACAGGTTCTTTATCAGTTTTCTGAGGAACAACACCTTCATTAACCGCTACAACTTTTGATTTAACAGAAGTTTTCTTAGCAGGTTTTTTTGCTTTGATGCTATCAGATTCTTTGATAAGTTGGAGATAGTTATCAATGTTCTTCTCTACTTCGTCAAACTCTTTAGTCTTAAACATCTCAACAACCTTTTGCTTGTCTGATTTTTTAAGTCCGTTAGTTTTTTCAGAAATTAGAAGATACACTGCACTTTGCTCTAATTTTGTTTCTAGTTGAATAGTTTTCTCTATTGACTCAGAAAGTTCTCCTTTAACGTCACTCATACCACTAGTAAGACTATCGATAGTCGCTTGTGCTTTTGAGTTAAGTTTAAGATGGTTATCACTAAACACTGCACGAATACCTTCAACCACAGGTTGTAGAGTTTCGTTGATTGCAACCTTCTCAAGCATTTCATCAGAGATTTGCTCACTGATAATATGGTCAAGATACGAGTCTAGTTTAGTAACTACTTTCTGCTCAAGAAGAGAAAGTTTCTTGTCATAGCTTTCAACAAGATTAGCTTTTTCCTCAGTTAAACGTTTTGACACCTCTGCTGAAACATACTCTTCCGCAAGACCTTCATATTTTGTTTTTAATTCATCTTCTTTAAGTTGAATCAAATCTGAAAGTTTAGCTTCTGTTTTTTCTTCGATCATGCTGTCTACAGCAGTTTCAAAAAGTTTCAAATCTTCGGGTGTTAAAAGTTCTCTGATTTTCTGGGTAATGTTCTTTGACATAAGAAAATCCTCCTAAATCATATTCTTATAAGTATTTATATTATTTTCTCTCAAAAACTAGACACTTTTTAAATTAAAGTCTATTTTTCGAAAAGTAAAAAAATTGTAAGTCGTTGTTTTTAAACATTTTAAATATTTAAAAAATCAAACCAATTTTTTTATGTGTTTTTGTGTATTTTCGACACATACACTAGTATTTATATATTTTCCCGCTATCAACCTTGAATGGTCTTTAGGAAGTCGTCTAAATACGCTAGTGTTGCTGATGAAAATTCAGCTTTACTATATCGATGTTGCTTAGTAGCTTTGTCCATATCAGCATGCAATTGCTTAACAGCCGCTTCTACGATCTCGCCTGAATCAGACATCATATAGTTTTTGTTCTCAAGCACACCCTCTACAAATGCAGTAGGTGCTGATGGATCAGCAACAATGTCTACAGTAATTAACTTGTAGTCATCCTTAACCATATCACCATCTAATGTACCAACTCCACGAGTTGACATACCTAACTGTATACCATCGTCCACAAGAGCCTTAGCAATTTTACCCATAGGAGTGTTAAGCAACTTAGCCACCCCATAACCAATGTTATCTTCCATCTTTAGATCGGTAATAACATGGGATATTCTATCTAGGTTAATTGTTGGTTCAGGTGGATGATCAAGTTCACCCATAGATCGTTTGGTTTTGATTTTAGTTTCATAAAAATCTTTAACCTCACGTACTAGAGTTTCTTGCATATACTTTCTACCATTTCGGTTCTTAACATTAGCTTCGAGGAATGGACCTTTCAAAAAGTAATTTTTCTTACCTTCTGATCCATCCACTTCCTCAGAAATCATCTTAATGTCGTCGAACGAAACGAACTCTCTTAAAAGTTTCATACTCCGCTCTCCTATTTCTAGTTATGCTTGTGTAACATCTTCATCGTAACCCGTATTAAACGAGGATACGATTTCTTTTTTCTTTTCTGCTATTTTTTCAGATATTCTAGCTCCTGCTTTCTGCTCTGTGTACTTAGTCAGATCAGACCAATTGCTATCCAATACCATTTGAATTATAGAATCCATAATGTTCTCCTTATATTATCTTATACATAGTATTTATATTTTTTAATTTATTTAGTTGTTATGCACCGTCAAATTCACCAACAGCACCATCAGCCGCTCCGAAATCATCACCACCCTCGGCTCCGAAATCATCACCACCTGCATCACCACCAAAATCATCTCCACCACCGAAGTCGTCACCACCACCGAAGTCGTCGCCACCCTCTTCACCACCGAAGTCATCGCCACCGTCACCACCATCAGGTTCGAAACCAACATCCTGTACTGCTAGGCGTGCCGCTTCTTTTTCCTTATCAAGTGATTCTTTGTTTTCTTTGAATTCATCATCAGTCATTAAGAACCAATTCTTCAACACGAAATCCATAGAGAATGGACCATTGTCGT